GATGTTGCTTGATCAATACATTAAATTTTGGCGTTTGAGAGATACCAAAACTTATATTGATGCGAAGTTTGATTTTGATCAAGATAACAGTTTTGTTCCTGTTCAAGATACCTCTTATTGGGAAAAAACTTTTAAGAAACACAATAGCGCACATGATGTTGCTGCTGATATTATGAGATTGCAGACTATATATCGTGCTGAAAATGAATTGGAGATACCTAACAGATGATTAGTTTTAAATGGCAGATTAGATTTATGCGATTAATTATGTATAAACTGTTATTCATGCAGAAATACGAAAAGTAATAAATACCTTTGTTGATATTAAACAAAGGAAAATACTCAAATGCAACCATATTTTTATGTAATAAAACATAAAGAAACTGGCAAATATTACGCAGGTTCTAGGACTGCAAAAAATTCTAACCCCAGCGAACTTTTAAAAGAAGACGGTTATCATACATCTTCTATAATAGTTAAAAAAATAATAACTATAACGGGGTTAAAATCGTTTGAGGTTGTTAGGATAAAAACTTTCAATACTCCGAACGAAGCATATGATTATGAGACTAGATTCTTGAAAAAAGTAAATGCTGCGAATAACATTAATTTTTTAAATTTACATAATAATGTTTTTACATTAGGAGAGGTAATAGATAATGAATTTGTGCCATTCACGTCTAAAGGTGGTAAAATTGGTGGCGTCATTAATGCAATAAATGGACATATGTTAAGAATAAGAGAAATGGTAGATGAAGAGAAAAGAATTGCTAAAGTTAAAAAGACACTATCTGAAAATAAAACTGGATGCTTTTTAGATGAAGAATTACATAAAAAATCTGCTTCTTTAGGTGGTAAAGTGCAAGGAAAAAGGAATGCTGAAAGTGGTCATTTAAAAAACATTGCGTGTAAATATTGGGAAGATGTTAGAAGTGGTAAGATTGAACGAAAAAAAAGAAAGTGGTATAACAATGGACATGAAGAGAGAAAAATACCAGAAGGTGAGACAATACCAGAAAATTTTGTAAAGGGCAGACTTAAAAAATGAAACAAGACGTTAAAAATTCTTTTATGAAAGTTGCACATATATTTTCCGAATTGTCAAAAGCAAAAAGGTTGAAAGTTGGTGCGATTGCAGTAAAAGACAATAGAATTTTATCAATTGGATATAATGGCACGCCATCAGGTTTTGATAATAATTGTGAAGATGAAGATGGAAACACTAAAGTAGAAGTTTTACACGCAGAGGCAAATTGTCTCTCAAAAATAGCAAAATCTAACGAAAGTTCAGAAGGTGCTATAATTTTTGTAACGCATTCGCCTTGTGTTGAGTGCGCAAAACAAATGTATGTTGCTGGTATAAAAGAAGTTTACTATAGTGAAGCATATAGAGATGGTCGTGGTATAGAACTACTAAAAAAATTTGGTCTGAAAGTTGAAAAAATGTGAACTATGTTCGTTTATGGGTTGCCAGTTTGTGCAGAGTGTGCTAAAAATGTCGCACAATCTGGAATCAAACATGTCGTTATTATGTCACCAGATCAAAGTAGTAAGTGGTATGAACAATGGAAAGAAAAAACAGTTGTAATTTTTGAAGAATGTGGAATAAAAACTTCCATGTTGCTTGGAAGTGACCTAAATACTACTGTTGAATGATTTGTTATGTAGGAGATGAAAGTTTTGGAAATAGAAATTGACGCAGAAGAATTGAGAAAATATTCCATATTTGTGGCAACGCCTATGTATGGTGGTAATTGTTCTGGTATGTATACAAAGTCCGTTGCCGATCTAGCGCAGTTTGCTGGTAAATATGGTGTTGACATAAAGTTTTATTATCTTTTCAATGAATCTTTAATTCAACGTGCAAGAAATTATATTGCAGATCAATTTTTGAGGTCTGGTTGCACACATTTGATGTTCATTGATGCTGACATAGCATTCAAATCAAATGACGTTATTTCACTTTTGGCACTTCAAATACAAAACCCTGAGAAATATGATGTTCTCACTGGACCTTATCCTAAGAAGGCAATTTCTTGGGAGAAAGTTAAGTCTGCGGTTGAACAGGGCAAAGCAGAAAACCCGTATCATTTGCAATATTATACTGCCGATTATGCCTTGAACCTTGTTAACAAAAGCGCAAATACGTTTATGTTAAACGAACCTCTGGAAGTTTCAGAAGCAGGAACTGGTTTCATGCTTATTCCTAGATACGTTTTTGAAAAGTATGCTGAGAATTATCCACAATATTCCTACGTTCCAGATCATGCAAGAACAGAAAATTTTGATGGTTCAAGAGAGATAATTGCATACTTTGACTGTGAAATTGATCCAGAAAGCAAACGATATCTTTCAGAGGATTACTTCTTTTGCAGGAATATCAGAAACATTGATATCAAATTGCACACATGTCCTTGGTTGGAACTTATGCATGTAGGTGCATATATTTTCAAAGGTTCTATGCCAGCGATTGCTTCTATTGAAGCGCCTCTAACTTCTGATAAAAAGTCAAAACCAAATTCTTATAAGGGGTTGACAAAAAAGAAAAAACGTGCTAAATTTAGACCGTAAATACTGTAACAATATATTATGAAAGGAAAATGAAATATGCAGTTATCAGACAAAACATTGTCTATTCTAAAAAACTTTTCGACTATTAATCAGTCAATTGTTCTTAATAAAGGTAAAGAACTTAGGACAATAAGTCCACAAAAAACTGTTATGGCAATGGCGACAATTGAAGACGAAATTCCAAGTCAGGCAGTTATCTATGATCTATCAAGGTTTATATCAGTTCATTCTCTATACGAAAAACCAGATATTGAGTTTGGGGATAAGAACTTTATTATTTCGGATGGTCGTCGCAGAACAAAGTATGTCTATGCTGATATTAGTATGGTAATTTCCCCGCCAGAAAAAGAAATCAATATTCCCTCTGTTGATGTTGAAGTCAATGTAGAATGGAAAGATTTGCAATCAGTATTAAAAGCATCTGGCGTCCTTCAACTGCCCGAAATTGCATTTGTTGGTAAAGATGGTAAATGCCAACTATCTGCTATTGACAGCAGCAATCCTAGTGCTGACACTTTTGGTGTTGAACTAGGAGATACTGATGATGATTTTATGCTTATCATCAAAACAGAAAATATCAAACTTATGCCTAATGACTACAAAGTTTCTTTGAGTTCTAAAGGAATTTCTAAGTTTGAAACCGAAAACATGAAATACTTTATTGCAGTAGATTCAAAATCAACATATAAGAAAGGTTAAAAATGGATCAGAATAACACAAACGTAACTCTACAAGACATTGCTACTGTCGTTCAAATCATTGATGCGTGTAGTGAACGTGGTTCTTTCAAAGGCGGAGAACTTTCTGTCGTGGGCGCATTGCGTGAAAAGTTCAATGCGATTGTAGAAGCAAACACTCCAAAAGAAGAAAAGGGTGCTGAACAAAGTGGTGATGAAGCAGGGGAATGATCCCTTGCTTCAACCAAAAAATATGAATTGAAAGTGATGTAGGGGAAATATATTATGACTATTGAAATGACAAGTGAAGAACCTCTATGGGCGCAAAAGTATCGACCTGTAAAGGTTAAAGATACTATCCTTCCAGAAAAGACTAAAAAGATATTTCAAAATTACGTGGATGAAAATAACATTCCAAATCTTTTGCTATCTGGACCGCCCGGAACTGGTAAAACTACTGTTGCTGTATCAATGCTCAAAGAACTTGATTGTGATTATATCATTATCAATGGTTCACTTAATGGTGGCATTGACACACTTCGCTACGAAATCTCTAATTTTGCATCTTCTGTTTCTTTTAGTGGTGGACGTAAATATGTAATCATTGATGAGGCAGATTATCTAACCGCCGCAACACAGGCAAGTTTTAGGAACTTTTTGGAGGAATATTCCAAAAATTGCGGTTTCATCTTCACGTGCAACTACAAAAACAAAATCATCGAACCACTACGTGGTCGTTTTACTAATGTAGAATTTGCTATTCAAAAAGATGAAAAACCAAATATCGCTGCCACCTTTTTTAAGCGTGTTTCTAAAATACTCGAAAATGAAGGTGTGGAATATGACAAGCGTGTTGTAAGTCAACTTGTAATGAAATTTTTTCCAGACTTTCGTCGTGTGATCAACGAACTTCAAGGTTATGCGTCATATGGTAAAATCGACTCTGGCATTCTAACTTCTGTCGGTGACGCTTCTGCGGATGAAATTTTCACCATCCTAAAAGAAAAGAATTTTGATGATATGTTGAAATGGTGTAGTGAAAATTCAGATCAAGACATGAATGAAATATTCTCTATGTTATACAAAGAAATTGGTCGTGTGAAAACAAAACCAGATTACATTGTAACTTTGGGTGAGTATCAACACAAACATGCATTTGTCGCCAATCCAGAACTTAACATGTCTGCGTGTTTGACTGAATTGATGTTCAACTGCCAATTCGAGTGAGGTGTGAAATGGAAGAATATATGGCAAAAGATGTTTGCTATTAGATATGCAGAAGGTGATGTAAATGATTAACATATTTTCAAGTAAAAAGATCAAGTGTTTCTTCTGTGGTGAAGAACACAAAGAAAAGGAAAGTTTTGATTTGGAGACAAATACAAAAAATGGTTTGGTGATCAATAAGATGTGTCCTAGGTGTGCTGATAACTTAGACCAGATCATTAAAATTAGGGATGGTATAAATGAGCAATGAATATTCGCCTTTTGACTTTATAAAGTCTGCATCAAACACAAAGCAAAACTTGATTGCAGAATCTGACAATCCTGAATATGTTGAAAAGCAATATAATCCTTTTCTTGTGAACAAGGGGTTCTCATATTTCCCTGACACCATACTCCATGCGAATGAAATGAATAGGTTATTCGATATTCCTAATGGTGCTCAATACACTTACTATCTAGATGTATTGAGAAAAAGAAATCGTTTCAAGAAGTGGAACAAACTAGAAAAAAATGCCGAACTTGATATGATACAGGAATATTACCAGTGCAATAGAAATGTTGCAAAGCAATATCTAAAGACGCTATCACCTGAAAACCTTGAAATCATAAATAAAAACATGACTAAAGGTGGTCATAATGGAAAATAATAATAATAAAAAAAGGTGATCATAATGGAAGATTTAGATATTTTTAGAGGGGTGGGTGTTGAAATCAGACTACCTGAATCAGACAACTTCTTAAAGATCAAAGAGACGTTAACCAGAATTGGTATTGCATCTCGAAAAGATCGTAAACTTTACCAGTCTTGTCATATCCTACATAAAAAGGGCAGATACTCTATTCTTCATTTCAAAGAGTTGTTTATACTTGATGGAAAGGAAGATAATTTTTCTGATGAAGATAAGGCGAGAAGAAACACAATCGTTAATTTGTTGGAGGAATGGGAATTGCTTGAAGTCATAGACCATTCTAAAATAGAAGACCCTGTTGCTCCATTGAATCAGATTAAAATACTTTCCCACAAAGAAAAAGATGGTTGGGATATGGTCCCTAAATACAATATCGGAAAAAATCATAAGTAATACCAGTCTTTATACTTTTCTTTTTTACATCTATTTCTTACTGTAGGTGTAGTGCAGTTTGTTTTTTCGGCAGCTTCTTTGACGGAATTGTAAATTTTTCCAGCAGCAAAAACTTTTTTTGCTGCTGGATTATCTTCTCCAACATAACTTCTTCTTTGTTTTCTATTTTCTTGCCACTTACCACCTTTCGACCTTTTCAAACCAACTCTCCCTCTTACCCAATTTTTGGGTATTTCTTCCTCTTCAAATCTTTTGTTTTTGTTCCCGTCATTGCACCATATTTTTTTTGACATTTTTATTGATTTAGTTTCTCTCTCTGTATCTGTGATTATTCTTTTTCTTTCTTTATTGCTTTTAGAAATTTTTTCCTTTGTGTCGTCTGATAATTTTCTACCCAAACTGTTCTTTTTACCTTTCATTGATTTTGATATTTTATTTTTTGTTTCCTCTGACATAAAAAGGTTTTTTCTTATTTCTTCGTATATTCTTGAGTTTTTTATTACTGTTCTTTGTTGATTTGTTGTCTTGCATACAGACATATTAAAAAAAGCAACCCACATACCACCTCCATATGCCCTTGCTAATATCCAATGTGCTAAAAAATGTTGCCTAGCAGTCAGTATTGCCAAATTCCAAGGATGGTCTTTAAAATTTTTATATTCTGGAAACATATCTTTTGCTTTAGGGCATATGTGATGCTTCTCAACATAACCAGTAAAGTTTTTATTTTTTTCTTGACAACGCTCTATAAAAGTGATATAACGATTTAAATAATGTTTATTATGTTTCTTTGTTGTAAGAACTGTATAAATATCCATACCGAACATCTCCATAAGTTGTTGTGTAAAATTGCAACTTTATTTATAACCAATATACAATATAGAAAGAAAGGTTGATTATGAAAGTATTCAGAGAAAGTGAAAATGCTGTAATTCCTGAGTTTGCGACTGAGGGTTCTGCATGTTTTGATTTGAGAGCATGTCTTGACGAAGGAACACGTATCAAAACATATAACCCACATAACAAACTTATTGAAATACCCGTGAAAAATGGTCCAAGTGGTATGCAAGTCCAAGCACAACCACAATTCAGAACCTTGATACCAACAGGACTTGTGTTCAATATTCCTAAAAACCATGTTCTAAAATGCTACGCACGTTCTGGAATGGCAATCAAATATGGTCTTACACTTGCAAACAATGTAGGTATTATTGATTCTGATTATGTTGAACAAGTATACATTTCTCTATACAATTTGGGCGATACGCCAGTTGCAATTTATCATGGTGATCGTTTGGTACAAGCAATGCTAGAAAAGACTTTGACATATAGTCTAGAAGAAGCAAAGCGCCGACCATCTCAAAAAACAGATCGTGATGGAGGTTTTGGTTCTACTGGTGTAGAGTGAAATGGAAGGCAAATACAAATCATTTGATAGGAAACTTTACTCTACAAATGATAATGCCAAAGAACTTGCAATAGAATATTTTAAAAGAATAGGAATGTCTGCGATTGTCAACCCAAATGATTATGGTGTTGATTTAATCGTAGACAACCAATTCTATTGCGAAGTAGAAGTTAAACACAATTGGAAGGATGTATTCTTTCCGTTTCCAACATTACAAATACCAGAAAGAAAAAAGAAGTTTGCAAAACTTGACAAACCAGTTGTATTCATGGTAATGTCAAGCAATAGAAAAAAAGCATTGGTCGCAAAAGACAATGACGTTCTAAACTCACCTTTAAAAACTGTTTCTAACAAATATGTGAAAAAGGGTGAAAAATTTTTCCAAGTTGACGTTTCTTTTTTGAGGGAAATTCAAATTGGATTATAAATATAGATGCAAACGCTTTAATAGGTTTGCATTTATTCAAACCGAGTGGGTTAAATAACCGCTCAAAACAGAAATCTTGCTTAAAAAAGGAGATTAAGTATGACTTTTACAAGACTAAACTACGATCCATTTTATGTCGGAATTGATAGAATTCTTGATAGAATGCATGATATCAATAAAGGACAAAATACCCAAACAAAATATCCGCCCTATAACATTATTAAAGTAGGGGAAAATTCATATCTCATCGAAATGGCAGTTGCTGGTTTTGATGAAAATGATTTTGATATTGAACTTCACAATGGAGTTTTGAAAGTTTCTGCTGATGTTAGTGCGGTGGATGAAGATGCAGATTATATTTACAAGGGTATTGCAGCAAGAAGTTTTGAAAGAACTTTCACACTTGCCGATACTGTAAAGGTAGATACTGTGAAACTTTCACAAGGTATGTTGACAATTAGACTTGTCAATGATATTCCAGAAGAAAGAAAACCACAGAAAATTGCTATTAATAGCAAATCTGATGGTGATGGAGATAAACAGTATCTTACTGAATAAAAAAAGAAAAGGGGGTCTTTTTGACCCCCTTTTTATTGTGCTGCACCCGGCAATCCGAAATTGAGTGAACCAGAACCACCACCAAAAAGAGAATTTTGTGTGGAAACTGTTCCGCCTTGGACACTTTGTTGTATCGAAGGTGCTATGTTTGGTGCATATTGAAGAACTACTGGTTGTGTTCCACCTGCAACAGCATTTTCTTCAACCGCATTTAGTTGTCTCATTCTTTCTTGAAGGTCTTCTCTTGATTCTTGTGCGGATGATCTGATTTCTGAAATTGTGTCTTCTAATTGCGCATTTCTATTATCTACTGCTTGTTGCGCTTCATCAATATCTTCCTGAGAAACTATTTGCGCCCATTCTGGCAATCCTGACGTTGCAGAACGAATAGCATTCAATGCCATAAGTTTTATTCTTGCTGGTATAGAAGCAATCCAATTGCCAAATTTTGCAAACCCTATTCTGACTTTTTCAGAAACGTCAATGAACATACCTTCTGCAAATAATTTCATTCTTTCGGGTATCGTAGATATATAATCAGTAAATGAATTGAACTTTTCTATCACTGTTTCTCTAACATTATTCCAAGAATCTTTTATGAATTCAAGCATATTAAATTGTGGTGCGTCTTTTTCCCTCCAACCAAACTTTTTTGTGATCCAGTCAATGGCATAATTTAATGGCATCCAAACAATATCTAAAACACCACCTTCACCGACTAATCCTGTCCACAACTCATTTAGTGCAGCAACTGGGTCTGTGAATAGTGTCTTTATCCAATCCCATGTTGCACTAATGAATTTGAATGGTGCTTCTACTAGATTTGATATCAAATTTTCGAAACTGAATTCTTTCACTTTATTGAGAATTCTACCCATGACATTACTTTCATCGTAAGAACCATCTTCGCTTTCTATCCCGAATAGTTTACCTACTATCCACGCCATTGCATTTTTTAGTAGATCGAATGGTGCACCCACAAAATCGCCTAATGCAGCGCCGATACCAGCACCAAATCTTTCAAATACACTTCCTTCCGAATTCATGTAAGCGGTGATACCTTCCCATGCAGAAAATATCACACCTATTGGTTTTAATATTCTCCCTACCAATTTCACGAAACCGCCACCTGCACTCATCAGTGGTTCTATGAAACTGAAAAGTTTTCTTCCCGCACCTGTTATGAAACTTGTGACGCCATTTGCGACTGTTCTTAATGGCGACAAAAGTCTGTTTATACCACTTGTTACTCTTCCTATGAAAGAAGTTCTTTGAGAACCATCTGGTAAGTCAATTCTTCTTGCTGTCCCATCTGGACCCAAACCAAATATACCTAAAGCACGTGTTCTAAGTTTATCTATTCTATCTGCAATTTGTTGTGATACCGTCCTACCTGAAGTGAATCTTCCTGTTGTAGGATCACGACCCGGAGTATTTTCTGCCGAAAAACCAAAATATCTTACTAAAATAGTATTTCTAAGATTTCTGGCACCATCTGTTACTCTTTGTGTTAAAGAAGATATTGATCTTGTAAGTCTAGAAATTGCATCTTTTTCCCATCCTCTTAGACCTGCTGCTGCCAATCCGAGTGCAGTTATGCCAGCAAATATTGCGCCTTTTGGTCCAAACATAGCAAAGAAAGTTGCATTATAATCACTTTGTGTAGGCAATTCATCTTCTCTATTATCAATGGGAGGCGTTCCGCTAGGAGTGGGACTGGTGTTGTTTCCAGAAACTCTTGCTAATTCTTGCGCTCTTTTTTGCCTTTCAAGAGATTCTTTTTCAATTTTTATGCTTTCCCTAAGAACTTCTGTCTGCGCTTCAATTGTCTCTTTTATTGATATCATATTTTCGTTTGACAAAACCATTTGATCAAAGATGTTTGTCTGAACAAGTATACTCTCGTTCATTGATTTGAAAACATCTTTGAAATCTTTTATTTCTGCCATTTACTTACTTCTTTCTTCGTTTTGCTTTTTTATGAAGTCAACCAACATTTCAAAATACAAATCTCTCTCATAAGGCAATAAGTTTTCTAATTCTTCTATAGAATATTTATGATGTTGAACCATACTAAAAATCTTTTTATAATACAAAAATAAATTAGTATGACTCAACATTAGATAAAAAAACTTTCAGTTCCCTGTATGATGAATGACTTTTCATTTCCTTCTGAATTTACGTAAGGAATTTCATGTCTGACTTTGGGCATAGTGTCAAAGAAATTTTTCATCTCTTTTACTGTGTCCGCATGTAAATCACCCACAAAATTTTCAATTTCTTCTTTTGAAAAATCTGAAAATTTGTATACTTCATCTTCTGATGCAAGTTTGTCCATGCATGATAACATAATTTCATAACTCTTTTCAGAACTTTGTTCTTCTTCCATAATAAGATCGCCAAAATTTTCTATTGTGGGGTATTTTAGAAAAAGAGTATATTCATCGTTAACTTTAATTCTATTTGTGTGATTTTCATCTTTTTCTACTTTTACATTGCCAAGGTCAAGTTCGAGTTTTACGTTTTCTTCTGTGTCAGGGTCTTTGATTTCGAATTCCACTTTGTTGTCAACTGATTTTGACCTCAAAACAATTAGGATATATTCTATATCGAAAAGAGCAACTTCTTCAATTGTTTTTTCTATAAGACAATTGTTGACCACTTGTTTTATCGAAGTCATCATCTGATTTTTGTCTTCGCTTTCTTGTGCAGTCAAGAGTATTTTTTCTTCTTTCACTGTAAATGGTCTATACTTAACTTTCTCACCTGTAGAAGGCAGTTCTAGTTCATAAAGTGGTAAATCAATTTTAGGTAGTCCCATGTTTTATCCTTTCGCTTAGTCTAATAGTGAACTCAATGCAGAGAATGCGTTTCGCACTCTAGTTGTTCTGTCTACAACGTTTTGTAGTGTGTTGTTTAATGAATTTATTGCTTGACCAGTTCCACCAAGTGAAGCAAATTCGTCAAGATAACCAAAACCTCTTGAACGATCATTTTCAATTGGTCCTGCCCTAGTTCCATCCATTTTGAATGAATCGTAACTAAAACTAACAGGTAATGTCGCTGGTGTGTCATTATCTTCCCATGAAAGATTTATGCCACCAATTGTTTTGGGGTATACATTTTCAAGTATGCATTCGTAGTAAGAATTGGTGTCGAATGACGAAAAGTATTTTATAGTCATTCTCATACTGTATCCAGACGGTCCCCTTTTGTATCCAACCTCATATGGAAGTTGATTTTGGTCTCTAACATTAGGAGCAAACAAACCACTTGATGTATCGTAGTTTACAATATTTTGTCCCCATTCATGGAAAAAACTTAAAATTTGATGATTGCTATCTAGCATAAAAATGCATTCAACTGGATCAGCACCCATTCCTGTAGGCATACTTTGCGGTATGCCTATTGTGTTTGGTTTGTATTCCAATGTGTCAAAGGTCAAACTCGGAAGTGTTGCAGTTTTACAAAAAAACCTCAAATCTGCATTAGGGACAAAATTTGAGTTGCTGGCAAAGAATTCCACAACAAACAAGTTGGTGAGTGCAGGACCACCATACTGGTTCATTTTTGATTTGAATTCTTGTATGTTGAATGTCATTTATGAATTCCTTATTAACTGTCTTGAGTCTGCCCAAACTTTTTGTCTGTTTGCTTTTTGGAAAGTCTCAGTTGGTAGGAAAACCGCAGGTGTCCAGTTTTCTGCTGGCAACCTCACAAATCTTGATCTAAAGTGATTTCCCAAATATCTCTTGACACATGGTTTGAAATAAGAATTATTAGACACATTTTGAAGTATAGAATAGTTTATTTTCATCTTTGTTGTCTCATCAAACCTGTCATTGTTCAAAGTTTCATAAAGTTCATCAAGCAATTTTGCTCTTAAAACAGGTGGTAAATAATGTAGATTTAACCCTAAGATACCATCCCTGTATTTGTTTATTGGTATAATCAAAGGAAAGGTGTCATAATATGGTAAGGTTTTTTTATGCTTTGGATCATAATAAACAAAATACAATTTACCTATTCCAACATTAGTCCAAGAATTGACTAGATGTTCACGTTCTTCCCTCATAATCCTAGAAGGACTTACGGCAGTCTTTCTGATGTTTTTACGGAACCATTCAATAGACTCTTTTTCTTCTTTGTCTACAATTCCTTTGTTTCTTGCTCTTTTCAGTATGTTTTCAAATACTGTTGCCATTTACTTGATTCCTAATGTTTTTTCTGTCATTATTCGGAACTGCCAACCTCTTTCATTGCAATATTTCTTTGCTGCGTTCCATTTTGCTTCGTTTGTGCCATAAGTCTTGACTTCGTTTAGATATCTTCTAGAAACTCTCCCTGTAGGTGTTGCGTTCTTTTTTCTTATATCAGGTGGTCTTGTCTGTTTGTCGGGTTTGATTTCTATCATTATTATCTCATATTTATCATCCCCAACTCTCTTTTTTAAAATAACATCTGGAAAATATCTGTGATATTTATTGTCGATGGGAGACAGATATGGTATGGCGATTTCTTCACTTTGCCACCAAATTACGTCTGGATGTTTATCAATGAAACGAAAAAATTTAAATTCCCATGATGATCTATATGTAATCTTTGTTGGATCACCTTTGTATTTTTCAGGGTTTTCAGGTCTGAATCTTCCACGATATGCCATATCAA